CCATTGAGCAAGGTGAAACAAATATTTGTTTCATGTACCTTTTGAATCGCTCCTACCTGATTCAAAAAGTTTACGTAAAGATAAACTATTTTTAATTCTTTTCCCCAATACTTTTAATATTTTCCATTCTCCCTTCCTCTATGAATCCACTGCCCTGGCTACCTCCTACTATCTTCAAATACTGGTTCTCCACAGAGGCAGAGTTTATAATAGTCTGTGCAACATTGGCAATGACCTTTGCTTTTTCAAGGTCATACTTGGAGTCGGGGTCGCTTAGTTCTTCAAGGACAACGAAGAGGTGGTTGCGGAGGTCGCTGATTTTGTTTTTCATCTGATTATTATCTATTTTGGTTTACAAATCTTTTAAAACAGTCGTATAAATTATCTTCTGATGTTCTGCCATACCTTCTTTTATCATCACCAAACATTTCTAATTTATACTGTAAATCATGTAGTTTGTTAAACACACCTAACTCTTTAAAATCATTAAATTCATTAACTACTTTGTACTTATATTCCTCCATGGCTTGAGCTAATATGCGAGCTTCATCTTTTGTTAGTCTCATTTTACTTTTTGTTTAATCTGGTTTATTAAAATTTGCACTTCCTTTAACTCTGGTGTTAACTTAGCATGGTTGCGATTAAGCATTGCCAAGTCCTTCCTGGATACAAGGCAAAGGTTGCTAATGTCATCATTGTATTTATCTTGGTCAATCTTGAATACACACATATCATTAGGCACCGGCCCATGCACTTGTTCCCAGTTGTAACGGGAAACTGCCATCCATTTGTGATTGGCGTATTTAATTTCATTGTAGTTATTAATATTTCTGATGCTGCCTATTGGCAATGTATTGTGTGGTATTTGACCTTTCTTAAATACTCCTGTGAGCTTTGCAATATGTTCAGAGGACAATTTTTGTCCTTTGCACCACGGCACATGACCTTTTTTAAAATTACTACTTAATTGTAAATTATTTTCTATTAAATTATTCCATTGTGCTATGGCTATGGCTCTGCCATTTTTACTAATATGTTCCTTTGTCTTTTTTAATCCCATGGTGTGTGCTTTCTTGCTAATAGATGTAAAAGAGTGAGGCATCATGGTGGCAATGACCTTGTTAGGAGTGTCGGCATATAACTTTCTAATTATCTCTAACTCTTCCTCCGTAAATGCCAGCTTTTTACTTCCTTTTGCCATGATTCTCATTTTTAGTAAACAACAATCCCCAGGATGTAACTTCATTTGCATCACGCATATAATCAAAGCCATGCTTTTTAAACAATGCTATCCATTCATCTTTCTGCTTTATGTTAATGTGTCCCCATTCAATGTCCCATTCTGGAATAGTAGAAGTAAATGGAGTGGAGGTAAAATAGAAATATTTCTTACAACCATTGTAAAGCACTGGCATTACTTTTTTTAACTCTGCATCTGTCAAATGTTCAAATACTTCGGTGCAATAAATAGCATCGTAACTGCCATGCGTTTTAAATTTACCGATTAAATATCTTCCAGGATCAATACCTTTACTTATAGCAAAGTCTCTTTCATAAGGATTAATATCATAGCCGACGTGTTTATACAAGCCTACACGCTGGCAGGCAGATAAAAAGAAACCTAACCCACTACCAAATTCAAACACAGATGTACATCCCATGATTTGCAATGTCCTTGCACCATTGGTATGTAGATTAACAAGAGATTCATAATCACGGGTAGTAAAGCCAAGTTCTACTGATTTGTCAAAAAAGAATTTATTGTCTATCATTGTATTTGTTTCTTTCTCTTAAAAAATATTTATATAAACCTCTTAGTGTATTATATTTCGGATTATGAAATACACTCTCCCAGCAGTTATTTTCATTATTATAAATAAATTTTTTGTCGTAAATAAATTTACCAAACTCATCTATAATATCAAATTCAAATTGTTTAGCTTTATTAAATGTATCTTCTACACTTTGATCCCAATCATAGCATTCTTTAAAATCCATTTCAAGCCACTCAACAGGTGTCATTTTTGTTATCTTAATCATATTAATATTCCATTTCTGGAAAACTGGCTTTTACTGTCCAGTATTCTGTTGATAAATTTGACCTTACTTTCCAAAGGTTACTTGTATGGTAGCCTGACTTGTAAAAACATTTACAAGTAGCATCTACTATCTCCTTTGCACTCATGCCTCTGTTGTACTTTGCCAACATATACCTCTTGCAATTCTTATAACGTGGTAAATTTAAGACATCTGCCCAACCTTGCACCATGGCATTGTAAGAGGAGAAAGCCTGGAAGGCGCAAGGTATCTTCTTATTATTCTTATAGCAGTCATCCATCGCATTCATCTTCTTACCGGTGCCTCTGTATTTTATTCCACCAGGATTCAAGGCTTTTGCCATTAACTTACTTTCTATTCCGGCATTGGTAGCTTCAATGATAAAAAAGGCATAGATAACAGAGATAGGAAGATCTGTTTTCTTGTGCATAGTGTAAAAGAAATCTTCATACATAAAGCCCAACCAGATCCTTCTCAAATCTACCAGACTTTTGTTCTTTAATCTTCTAAATCCTTGTTCTTCTAAAAACATTTGTAGTTCATCCTTATCCATGCTCTTTATCTGTGTGCCTGGCAGATTCTTCATGTCAATAGTTTGCAGATTATCCTGTGGATATTCCTTTGCAGGATTAGGAGCTGCAATCTTGTTAGCTGTGTAGCCATGGCCGACAAGGGAGATGAAAAGGGAGGAGATAATCATAAATAAAAGCAAATAGCCTTTAACTTTTGTTTGTTTGTTCATACTGATTTGTTTACTAATTAATTAAAATGGCAGATCACCATCCATGTCAACCTTGCCAACTGGCGGCATTGTGGTAAGAGGAGTAGGTTCTGCGGTAGGCTTTCCTCCAAATTCAAGGGAGGTGACACGGCAGTTAATAACGGCTGCTGCCTCTCCATTCTTTTGTGTGTAGGCATTTACTCCACCACTACCTTCTACTACAATGTAAGTGCCTTTTGTAATGAATGGCTTTAGCTTCTCTCCTCTTTCTCCCCAGACATTACAGCTAACCCACACTGTTTTTTCAGATGGATTAGGGCCGTAAACTTTCTCGGTGTGAGCAACAGAAAAAGAACATACAGTAGTATCACCAACGCTTTTTAATTCAGCGTCTTGTCCTACTCTTCCAGAAACAATTAATTTTATCATATAAATTTATTTTTTGCAAAGTTATATATTTATTATATATTTGCAACATTAAAACAAATAAATATGGAAAAAATTATGTTGGCTAAAAAGAAAGGAGTTTTGTTAACTGATGAGATTCACGAGAAATTACTTAAAATTCAGATTAATATTTCTTTTAAGACTGGTAAAAGGATTTCTCTTGAAAAGACTATTGAACACGTTTTAGATAATTACAAAAAATGAAGTTAACCACATTCACATCATCTAAAAGTCAGGCTACTGATTACTACCGTTCAATAGGCCCATTTACAAGGTTAGCCTTACAGAAGAAGTTTGAACACGTTATCTGCCCACAAGAGAGAGCGCAGTGGCATGACATTTATAACACTGACATTGTATTAATCCAACGGCCTAACTCAACGGCATCGCTGGGAATAATGGCAGATGCAAAGAGGATGGGAAAGAAGGTGATAATAGATTTTGATGATCACTTATTGGATGTGCCAGAAGATAATCCTGCAAATCATTATTTTGCTAATCCACAAGTACAAAAGCAAATACAAGATACTTTCCTGTTTGCCGATGCAGTCATAGTATCTACTAAAAAGCTATATGACCTTTACCATCCAATGTGCCAGGGAAAGATTCCTATGTTCATTATACCTAATGGATGGAATCCAACAGACCTACCAATGTTTGAAGTAAAGTATAGGCACAAACCTACAAGATTTGTTTGGAGAGGAGGAAGTACACATTTTGCAGATTTACATACTATCAAGGCTGAAATAAATCAGATGATAGAAATGAATACAGAAGTCACGTTTTTTGGTTTAAATAAGTTTATGATGTACGACTTAAACAAGAAGGCTATCAATGTTGACTGGTCATCTATGTTTGTCTATTTTACATTTATGCAGCGCATAGAAGGAGACTTTGGTTTTTATCCATTAGTAAGGAATGACTTTAACTTATCTAAAAGTAATATCTTTGCCATAGAGTGCATTGCCAACGGTATGCCAGTCTTAGCAGATAGTTACTTTCCAGAGTTTAATATACCTGGTGTTATACATTACGATAATCCTGCACAATTTATAGACTTAGTGACTAATATAGTTAATGGCAACATTGATAAGGTAGCAAGCGTTAAGGCAGGAAGACAATATGTTAAGGAGGTGTTGCATATAGACTTACTTAATAAAAAGCGATGGGAGATATTAAAAGGGATATAGATGCCATACATAAGCAAGGGAATAGGTAGTACCATACACAAAGCTAAGATGCAGCGCACACCAAGCGGTGAACAAGGCAGCTACAATAACGCATGGCATAAGATGAGCAAGGCATACAGACGTGCTAATCCTTTATGTGAATGCTGTATAGTCTTAGGTATAATGACAGACATAACACCAGGTGATTACAAGGGATGCGTCGACCACATGATACCTATCACGCGTAATGGTTCAATGTATAACTTAAACAATCTATTAGCATTGTGTAAGTCTTGTCATGATACTAAGTCAGTCAATGAAAAGGGCAACATAGCACCAGTAAACATACACATGGATGTGGATGGGAAGTATATACCTGCGGACAAGGCACAGGTAGTGGCATGGTTAGCGGACAAGGTGAGGAAGAGGGCAGAGGACAAGGCGAGGAGCGAGAGTGACCGGGCAGGGGAAGAAACTTAGCGAAATACCAAAACATCGTACTGTGCAGAACAGAGCACATCAACGCAGACCTAAAAGGGGGGTTTACATCACAGACATAAAACATTGATAACATGGCACAAAAGAGCATAAAAACAAAACTACTCCAGGGCACCTTGGAGAAATCCAGAGTTAAAACATTTACTCCCGGTGAAATCGGTGAGCCTATGTTCAACCTTGACGCAGGTGAGCAAAGAATCTACAACAGAATCCGTGAACACCTACACCTCCACAAGGCTGGAAAGCAAGTTGACGAGATTTACCTTTCAATCGCAGCACGGGCAATAGGTCATTTATTGCACAATGCCGAGATATTGAGCAAAGATGGTGCAGTTATGGTGCATCCTAACGGTGCAAGGCAGGTAAGTGCCGAATGGACTGCATTTAAGCAAGGTTTTGAGTTATTTCTCGAATTAAGCAAGACTTTAGGCTTAGATCCAAAGTCAAGGCTAACTTTAGAGTATTTCCAGGATGGAAGCGGTGATGAGGAGGATGAAATTGCCAAACTACTTAAAATGAACTAATAATGGAACAAGTTAAAGAAATTGCCATCTCCATCCTTGCCTCTGCTACTGCTCTGGCACTTATCTCTGTGCCGGTGTATATAATGTGGAATTGGTTGATCCCTAATATTTTTAATCTGCCATACATTGACTATGTTGAGGCATGGGGCTTAATGGCTTTTGCAGTTTTGCTAAATAGTATTTTTGGATTGACTGTAAAAAGTAAAAAAGATAAATGAAATTTATTGAGGATGTTGTTTCGGGGAAGTTATTGTTAGGCAATTACGCAAGGTTAACAGTTGAACGGCATCTGAATGATTTAAAAAATAAAGACTGGGAATACACCTACTCCGAGGCATACGCTAACCGGGCATTTAACTTTATCTCTGCCCTCCGGCATACTAAAGGAGAATTTGCTGGTCAAAGGTTTAATATTCAACCTTTCCAGGAGTTTTTCATAAAGGTACTGTTTGGGTGGCAGAGAAAAGAAGGAGGCAGACGCTTCCGCAAGGCTTATCTTGAAATAGCAAGAAAGAATGGCAAAACAGAGTTAGCGGCTGCCATTGCTGTGTATTGTTTTCTATGTGACAATGAAACTGGAGCGGAAGTTTACACAGCTGCGACTACCAGAGATCAGGCAAGGATTGCATTTGATACAGCGAAGGTGATGCTTAAATCATTAAAGGCAGATTCAAGGACATTTAATAAGTTGGTAAATGTTTTAAAGTATAACTGCAATGTGCCATCCACTAATTCCAAATTTGAGGCAGTTGCATCGGAGGCAGATACACTGGATGGCTTGAATCCGCATTATGCAGGCATTGATGAATATCACTCACATAAAACAAGTGATGTGTTAGAGGTAATGGAGACTGGTATGGGATCAAGATCGCAGCCTTTACTCCTTATTACCACTACGGCAGGCTTTAATCGTGAATCACCATGCTATATGTTTCGGAAAGTAATGGTTGACATATTAGAAAATAGGAAAGTAGATAATAGCGTATTTTCTTTGCTTTTTTGCCTTGATGAAGGTGATGATTGGCAGGATAAAAAGAATTGGACAAAATCTAATCCTAACCTTGGCGTTACTCCTTACATAAGTTACATGGATGACCAATTTCAAAAGGCATTGAACGAAGGAGCGGCTAAACAAATACAAT